GTCTTGCTTGTTTGCCTAAGAGATATCGTACATAGCCTGGAACGTCATCAATACCAATGTCCCTACAATAATACCCAAATTTACAAAAAGCAATATAGTATTGACTTGTTGCAAAGTCACTATAGGTTTTTTCTTTTTTACTATTTGTACCAATTTGGTAAAATAACTGATAGGCTCTATAGCCGAGTTGAACATGAGGTTCTCCTTTTTGCATATGTCTACGTTTTGGCTCGCAAAGATGAACAGCAAGAGTGCTTTCTTTCTTGTATTCTTTATTGCAATATTCACATTTATACATTATTTGAGTATATCTTTAATTTGTTTTTTGTCAAGTCCATACTCTTCAAAAAGTTCAATAAAGTCTTCTTTGTTACGGATGTTTATAAAGATATCAATTTCATCATCATTTAGATGTGCATAGTTTTCTTGTACCCATTTTTGTAACTTTGTAACTTTACCAGATTTTCCTGGAGCAACCCAAGGATGATAAGTTGGCTTGCCTAGTCCTACTAGTTGCAATAGTTGCCATTGTAGTTGCGGATGTTTACGAAGTTTATTAAAATGCACATTAACTACTTCATTAGTCCATTCTAAGTAATGCTCTTGAAACATTTTTTCTCCAGCACTACTTGTGTATCGCATGAGTAGCCACATACCTAGTTTACTTTTTTCTTCTTCAGTGAGACTATTATACCAGCGCCTATCTTTTGAGTCTATAGCTCTCATCTCTTCTTTAATATTTAACTTACTCATCTATTTCACTAGCCTTTATATCTTGTGCTACCATATCATATATACTAGAATAACACCATTCACAAAAAGTAACAGGCATTATACCAAAGTATCCTTGTATACCGCCCGCATCTTCATCATATTCACTGTCACATATGCTACAAGTATTTTTTGGTTGAAACGGATCTTGTTCAGTTACCATATTCCTAATGCTCTTCCATTACCAGCTATTATAGCACAACATGTAACAATGTGCAATACAATCCAAAAAGTCCTAAACCACAATGCCTTAACAACATCATCTTGTTTTATAGGTAAGAACTCTGGTTTATCATCATCAGTAATACCAACTGGCATACCAACAGTTCTACTCCATAACTTTAACCAACGTCTTTGTCCACTCATTATCCACTCACGTAAGGTTGTCCTTTTGGCATCTTGTGATACCATATTTTCTGCTCATGTATTCTACCAAGTAGTTGTTGTATTTCTGTCATTTCTTCTCTTAGCTTTTCACTTGTTTCACCTTCAGCTATTGCTAGTCCACGTCTACCTGCTTTAGCACGTAGAGCTTGTTCAATGACTTCTATATCTCTTATTGATAATTTAAAAGTTGTGTTTGCTTTTGTTACCATAATTCGCCAATATCCAATACTTCTGGTAGTTTATTTGCATCTTTTACAAATAATACACAAGGAGGGTTGTCGCCATCTGTTAAAGGAATACTTAGTAAATGTCCAAATTTAAGTTTTGGTGCATACCATTTTACATCAGTATAAATGTTTACAATACTCACTTCTGGATATTCTGCTGTATAACCTGTGATAGGATTAAAACTAAAAGCATGAAATCCTCTGTCATTTAAGCTCATTAAACTTACAACTTCTGGATCACCTACCATTGGATCACAAATTACAATGCTCCAATCAAGTGGCATATTAATTGTATGTTCTCCTACTCTTATGACTGCCGCTGGTGCATAAAAACTTTCTAAAAATACTAGTGGAATAAAATAATAATCTATGTAACTTGGATTACTATAATCTAAAATACTATATCTTAAATCTTCTACTGTATCTGGTACTTCGTCTAAATCGTATGTTTTATTTTCAACTGTTAATATTTTCATTAATAATCCACTTTTTCTATAGTAAAGGGGTAGTTAGCCTCTTTATAAAACTTCTTACGTTCAGTTAAATGTCTTTTACTGAACTTGGCTGTGCTTGTTATGTCCCAAATTTGAACAAAATCTTTATCTTTTGCTTTTCGCACACCTCGTCCTATACTCTGTATAACACGAACAAAAGACTTTCCTGGTTCAATAAGAACCAAATTAAAAATCCGTGGAATATTAATACCAACTGCTGCAACACCATATGTTGCTACAACTATTTGATTTGTTCCCTCGTTAATATCATCATATGCATCTTTTCTATCCGTTTGTTTCATTTCGCCACTTACAAACTCTGCATTAGGTAAACATTCGCAAATCATATTGCCGCACTTTATGCGATCAACTAATACAAGTGTATTTCCACTTTCTGCAATTTTATTAATAAGTTTTGAAATATAATCTACTCTATATTTGTCAGTTGTCAGATACGTAAGTTCACTTTGATAGTTACTATATTCTGCATGCTCTTTCATTTGTACAACATTAACATGACATTGTGATAATACTTCCATGTCTTGTAATTCGCTTGCACTTAGCTTATTTACCACCTCTCCTAAACAGGCTTGTAAACTAACCTTTTCGTGATCAGCTTTTGGTATAGTTCCTGTTAGGCCCCAACGAAGTGGTATATGTGCAAAGTCCTTAGTTAATAATTCTTTGAGTACTTCCGCTTTAGCTTGATGTACCTCGTCAACAATTACACAAGTTACATCTTCTGCAAACTCTTGTAAACTAAGTTCACTGTCGCCATCGCGGAAGCGTTTTTTGATACTGTTCAAACTTTGCCAAGTAACAATTGTATGGGTATTTCCTATTTCTTTTTTGTCGCCATAATATACACCGACATCTAGTCCTAAATTGTGGTAGTCAGCATACGTTTGAGTAACCAGATCTTTGTTTGGTACAATAACTATACTGCGTCCATACTTCTCTACTTGCGCACTTAATGCCGCAGTTACAAGTGTCTTACCAGCGCCAGTTGCAATCTCCTGCAAACACTGCGGAGTTTCTAAAAACTTATTCACTATATCGATTTGATAGTCTCGCAGAGTAACTGGTTGTCCTTCCACAGGGTGCCCTGGTGGCCACACTTTATGCTCAAAGGTTGTTTTATCAACTGCATCGAACTCAAAGTTATTATGCTTGCGATTATCTACAATATTTACTTCGTATCCATCTGCCATAATAATTGGCAAAATTCTATCAAGTAAATTAATATATGTAACTCCACCTATTGTAAAATAACTTGTACATCCATCCCAACGTCCTAGTTTATAAGCCGGAACGTGTCGTGCATAAGGTAAGAAAAACTTTAGTTCTTTTTCACACTTTTTACGTGTGGCAATATCCAAGCCTTCTATTTTACAATTTACTTCGTCTTTTAAAATAATTCTACAAGTCATGTTATTAATATACTATATTTAATGCCGTGTGTCAATAAAAAAGCCCCATCAGGGGCTTTTTTGTTTATGTTTAAAATGTTATCCACGTTTCATACATGTACATTCTGCCATTCGTGTCCAACGCTCACTCATTGACTTCTTTAGATCAGCAAGTTTTGTAACCATTCGCAAACTTATCTCTCGCATACGATCTTTGTTAGTAAACATAAAGTCCATAATTTCTTGTTGCTCTTTCTTGTTGAATCCGTATTCTACAAGCATACCATCCGCAACAATCTGTTTACAACGTAGCATTTTCTCACGTGTTGTATCAAGTGTCAAGTCAAGATAGTGACAACGTGACATAATAGCATCGAGATGATCTTTCATTTTACCACGTACTTTGTCAAACTTAAGATTAGTAATAAAGATAACACTACCTTTAAACTCATAAGTATCAGGAATACCTTCACGCCTTAGCAAAGCACTATCAGTGTTCCAACTAATCTTACGTTTCTTACTAGAGTCAAGTGCTGCTTTTAGCAAGTTCAAACTAGTTTCATCATACAGTACTGTATCACAGTCATCAAGTACAAGCACGTTACCTTTGTCTGAATAGTTATAAAGCAACTTGTACAAACCAATTGCAGAAGCGGCACCTTTTTCAATACCAAATCGTAGCTTCTTACCAGCAATTTTGTCAAACAAGTTATTCTTTTCAAGAACAAGTTCAACACCAAAACTTTTACCAACACCCGGAGGGCCTGTAACAACCATACCTCGAACAACACCGTCGATAGCGGCCTGTGTCATATCTTCTAGTATTTGAAATCGCTCACGAGTACGTTCAATAATTTGCTCGTCTGTTTCATTGGGATTGTCAACTTTATCGTCAACAACACTGATAAGTGTTTCAGCTTTACTAGGACGTCCAAGTTTTGTACGTTTTACTGTTTTTAATGCCATTTTACTCATATAAAGTCTCCTAACTTTCTTAACTTACTCTTATATAATATAGTAAGATATCTTACCTGTCAACCATAAAATGCATCTTTTATGATAAAAGATGCTTTGGAACATGATAGCCTTTGATCTTTAAAGTTTCTAAAGCCTTAATTAACTTTGCTTTGCGAGATTTAGTAGATGCCAACCCCAACTCACCGTCCATAGACAAGTTCTCTGGTGACAAATACCAGTCAATAAACTTAACTAGGTCCATTGCCTTGCCAACATTTAAATCTGAAACTTTTTCCAACTTGCGGATGCCAAACTTGTTAAAGCCTGGGCCAATAAAGTTGTACTCCTTGATTGCATATGATAGTGACATGTTTACTCCGTTTTTTAATTATTCTTTATTGTACGATAAGATGTCTTGGTTGTCAACCATCAATTTGGAAATTTTTGCAATTATATCCTTCTTTTTTTAGATTAAGAGATTTACAGTCGTATCCAAGTGTAATGCTATCATAGTATACTGACATAGGTTTACGTTCTTCCATTGCTCTACTTATGTAGGTTTTATAGATTCCAAATTTCATATAATTATTTTTTCCAGATTCTAGGCGTCTGTATCCATAATGGTCAATAACCTTTTCACCATTTAACCATACAATCAATTTGCCTTTTTTTGGTCTATCATATTGCTCAATGTAAACAACAAAATCTAACCACTGATCTTTAAGCTCACTGAATTTTCTACTAATTATATGTTCTTTGGGTCCTCCATAGAAATCATTGTTTGGGAAATCAGACAGCATTAAACTGTCACGTTTCCATCTAAGCATATAAGCAGGCCCAGCTTGTTTAGTATGCAATTGCCATAGACTACAAGATACACCAGGTGTGCATTTAGTATCGCTTGGTACTCTAATACTAAATTTTGCCCACTTGGGGCCATTTTCTGCAAATTGCATCATAGATAGTTCTGTACGTTCTCTATCTTTATCGCAATCACTATGATCGTCATTCCAGCCACATTCGCCTGGAGCATTTTCAAATACATATGCAAGTTTTCCAGACCTGACAAATTTATCTTGTATTGTTACGCCATCGTTCCAATTGTATTTCATACTTGCATACGTTGTACATTGACGAATTTTTGTCATCTTACTATTAGTACATTTAATATTAATATCTAGTAAATCTGGATTATTATTTTTATAATAGATATCTGATGCAAAGGCACTTTGTCCTGTAATAAATCCTCCCCAGAAAGCCGCACATGCAATTATAGCAATAATATGTTTTATCATAAAAAACTCCTTAATTAGAAATGTTAATAATTTTTACACGATTTAACATAGTTTCTTTTGCATTAGTATATTTACTATTTTCATGCTTGTTAACCGTGCCTCGTATACTTATCGTTTTGCCTGTGATAATATCACTGAGATCTGGCTGATCTCTCCACCAAAATTTAATAATATCTTTACCAGCATAAATGCCAGTAATCATATACACACTACTTGTTTGAATAAATTTTACATCTAAGATGTTAACAGAAATATTGTACCTAGTACCTTTGTTTCCAAAGAAATTACTACTGTGCTTTAATTGTGCCATTTTATCATTAACACTTTCTCGCTTTTTATCAATAGCAATACTATGCGGCAAACTAGCAATAATACTTACATAAAAATTTGTAGGTGTATTACTAATAGCCTTTACTACATTTCCTTCAAAATTATTGAGTTTGCCTGTAAGTTTTTTAAGCATCATTTTACCGTTAATAGTATCTACAAGATTACTAGCATTTTTAATCTGCTCATCGGTAAAATTTGATGTTTTTGGGTTAGCAAGCATTTCTAGTATCATAGTTTTATTATCTTTAACTTCTCGAACGGCATTGCCTTCGTTATCATACTCTACATGCCCATATCCACTTTTTATGAAACCTTGATCTTCATAAACTAGAATACTTGCCGCAATTACGTCAATTGTATTATAATTTTCAGTTTTCATAGCTCGCTCCTAAACACAACTTACTTTATTAATATAATGCAAGAAGTCTTACTTGTCAACTATTATTTTTGGTTTTTTTAAAAATTTTTTTACAGTGAAATATCTTCTAAGCCAGCGGCTCTTAATTTCACAATATTGTTTATTTGAAACTGCTTTGCTTCTAGTGCTTTAATAACACCAATAAACTTGTTTCTTACTAGACTAAAATCATTTATTACATACTGCATATCTACAACATCATCTTCACCATCTACAAACTTTTCTGCATCGCGGCTTGATAATGCTCTATTATAGTTTTCTAAATACCTACGAAAGGTTTTACTACGTAGTTTTCGCATTTCTGTATTAAGATATTCTAGTATTGCTTCTACTTCTTGTAATTGATTGAATCTATGTTCAACAACACCCGGCATATCTCGGCTTTGTTTTTCCAAATTGCCTTTCATGCCACACTCATATTTTGCTTGATCAATTTCTGTTTCATAGTGAGAGATAGCATTAACTATCTCTCCCATGTTAGAGGTTACTTTTCTATACCAAACACTCATTTAGTCCCATTCCTCGATTTCATCTTCGTTCCATTCTTCAAAGATATCCTCGTCTTCTTCTTGTTGTTCAAAATGTGCGTCTATAGCTTGAGCAAGGTACTCGCAATGATCTGAAAGTTCTTTGACATGATGTTTTAGTTCGAATCCATGATCCAACATGACGTCAACAACGTCTGTTGCATATTGAAATTTTTCTTTTTCAGGAATAACTTCAATAGCCGCATCGTACATACTAAAAAAGAATTCAAAGTCTCCATCACTCAGAATCATTAACTGCCTCCTCTACCTCAGCCTGTGCAATAAGTTCTTCTCCCATTGCATCTTTTACATCCTCAGGCTGTGTGTCCCATTCAGCCATAATAAGATCAAGACATTGATTTTCATTACGATCCCATACTTTACGGAACTGTGTAATTACTTCTCCTGTTGTAGGACTAGTATATTCCAACCTTGTACCTGACTTTTTCAATGCACCTTTTGCTTCAAAGAATTCAGTTAATCCACTGTATGGACTCATACCAGTTTCATATGGAATTTCAACTTGTACACTTTCAAACGGTTTAGAATATCTAGTTTTCATAACCTTACAAGCGGCACGAATACCATGTACTTGTGAAGTTTTATTGCCATCTGCATCTACTTTTAGTTTAAGTTTTCGCATTGCAATAACAATACTACTCGCATAGATAAAGCCTTGCCCACCTGAGATTTTATCATCAGGATCAAACATATCTTGTGATGCATAAGTGTGGTTAGTACACAACATACCCACATTAAACTCACCAAACATATTCACAGTATTACGAACAAGTGCAGTAAGTGCCTTAGGTTTTCTACCCATATCGCCCTTCATATCACCCTTTTGAAACTGATCAACATCTGTTGGTGTTAACAACATACCCAACGAATCAACTACAAACAATACCTTAGGACGTTCTTCGGGATCTTTATCAGTATATTCTGCCTTGTAGTCTTTCATAAAGTCACTAACTGTTTTAGCAACATCATCAATCATTGACATATTAAGTTTAAGTAGCTTTTCTTCACTAGTATCAACATCTAATGCATGTAGCCACTTTTCATCAAGTGCATTTTCACTATCAATTAGGACAACAAAAATACCTTGTTCTTGTGCTGCTTTTACAATATTGCCACTTGCAATATATGATTTACCAGCGCCGGATTCACCAGCCAACACAGTGACTTTACCAAGAGGTACTCCTTTGTTAAAATCATTGCTAATTAGTTTATTAAGCGTATAGTTTCCTGTACTAATCCATGTATCTGGATCATTAAAGCCTACACTAAGCCCTGGTACGGACTTAGTGATGCTTTTACGGAACTTGCTTACGTCAAATGGTCTTGCCATTTTGCAATCTCCTTTTTATAAATTATTCGCTCTTACGTGCTCTAATGGCTGCAAGAATATCTGATGCACTTGGCTGATCATCGCCACCTGCTGTTGCCATTGCTGGCTGTACTTGAGCTGCCGGAGCAGGGTCAGTAACTGTAGTTGGTTCTGCTACAGGAGCCGGTGCTGTTTCTGCTACAGGAGCAGGAGTTGCAACGGGTGCTGGTGCAGGAGCAGATGTAGTAGTACCAGATGGTGCTTCAACACCATATGGACGATAGTATGCGCCAAAACGCTCTACATCATACATTTGTCCATCTACAGATGCTTCAAACATCTCAAAGATAGCATTAAGCTCTTCTGCATTTGGCTTCTTAGGAAGGAAGTCATTTAGATTAAACAAACCGTTTGATTCAATTGCATCACGTTCTGCTTGATCTAGACTACGTTCTCTACGTGCCCAATTAGAAGTTGAATAGTCAGCATATTGACCTTTTGTAGACTTTTTAATAATAAAGTCAGTGCCTGCTTCATAATCAGTTGGGATCTCTTGAAACTCAGGATCCATTAGTGCGCTAGAAATAATCTTATAAATCTGCGGCGAAATAACAAAGCGTCTGATTGGATTTTCAGGAACAGATTCTTCCTGATGTTCGCTTTGTGTTACAAAACCTTGGAATACGTATGAACGCTTTTTCCAATATTTACGGCCCATGTCTTCCATAGCCGGATCTTTAAACCAAGGACGGATTTCTGCATGCACAGGGCATTGCTCATTCCACATTTCTACACAAGGAACTTGTACAGTAACTTGTTTATTTTCATCTTGGCCTTTTACACCAGGAAAGCTCAAACGGATCATTTGACGTTCTTTCCAAAAGAACGTGTTGGTGTCGTCTGCGTCTGGTAGGAATCTTAGTGTTGCACTTGTACCTTCTGGAATATTCCAGTGTGCAAAGATAGCATTATCGCTGCCACCTGATTGCGATCTATTGCCGCCTGTTTCTTGTTGTGCTAGTTTAGCACGAATTTCTGCCAAAGTTGCCATAATTTTTCTCCTATATTAGCCTTTGTTAGTTTTATTAGCCTGTGCATACTAATGTACGCTTTTTGCCTTTGTTAGCCTATACAGTGTATATTTTAATTGCCCATCTGTCAAGCAAATCTTTGAAAAATTTAAGAAATTTTTCTACGTAGTGAATTTGTTGTAGATTCTACAATATTTTCACCAACCTCTTCTTTCTTTGCACTCTTACCAGCAAATTTTACAAGATGATCAACCATCTTTTTAACAGGACCTCTAAATTCCTGTGGTAAATCAAATAAATTTTCTGCTAAATGTGAAAGATAATTAAATGCTTCGTCATTGCCTGTTGCATATGACAAGAAGGTAAGCATTGCACTAAGTTTTGCCATTTGACCATCAGGTCCACCATATTTGACTGGATCATGATTTTCTGGATAATCTGGGTCGTTTACGTCAATATCCATTTTAAAGTCGGCACCTGATTGGATCATTTTATATAATCCAACAACTTTTTCTTTGTGCAAGTCTGCCATGCTTTCCCTCTCTTTAATAATACGTGCTACTGTAGATAGTACTGAATCCATATCAGCAGTTTCAAATGTATTATATAGAAACTTCCCTGAAATGT